GACAATTGTTGTTTTTAAAAATTAGTGATATATGAAAATCAGTCCTTTTGAGGGTGTAAATCGAAGTGTTCTTTGTCTACTTTCAATAATTGTTTGAACAAAGCATAGATAGGAATGTCAAAGGCATCAGAGAAGTGAGTGGTGTGTTGCTGATTCATCGATGCATTCTTCTCATCCTTCTTAATCTTTTCAATACCATTCTTACCATCAGTGGCTTCAGCACGTTCGAGTGAGATAATAAGATTCTTACAGTTGTGTTCGTTAATAGAGATAGGTTTGTAGCGTTTAGATACCGCCTTAAACATAAGGTTTATAAGTGTGTACTTACTATTATGGGGCGCCGCAGGCTTTCCTTTAGACTTGTCTACAACATTCCATCCACGTCCTTTTAATAAGCGCACAACTTCATCACCGTAAGTCTCGTTACTTTTATCACGCTTTTTGTTACCATCGTGGCCATAGTATAAATACAATCGTTTTTGTTCTTTGGGAAGTGGCTCGTAATAGTCACAGAATTCATTGATTAAATCATCTATAATGTCCGGTGATTCCTTAAAGAATTCGTTCAATACTTTGTATTCTGTCTGTAGGTCCTGAGAGATTACAGCCGATAAGAATAGTCCCCAGTCAATAGACAAGATCAAACGTTTGCCTTTATCAATATCGTTATCCTGTTTGCAATTCAAATCACTCTTAGTATAGTCCTCTGTTAAAGGAACTAAATAATCATTATTATAATCTGTATATAAATTCTTTGGCGAAAATTGCGGATAAAAACCGTTCAATATTTCTTTGGGCCTGATGTTTAATATTTCCGCATTGTATATTAAGTCTGAAGGCGCTTCATCTCTCATTTCATCGAACCATTCGGCTCTTAGATTCATTTTATTTACTAATGCAGATGCCTTTAAATAAATATATTTTTCAGGCCGCTTTAATTCTTTGTTTTTAATTTTGGCTTCCATATCGGTAAACCAACGGCCTTTTTTGGTTAATGGAGTAGAGGACGCATAAATTTCACAACCAAGCAATGTGGCTTTTGGAAACCTTTTGGACTTTGCCCTATTTGTAGTTTTAACATTATTATACAACCTAATTTCATCAGATAGTGCAGCTTCATCATTTAAAAAGCCGAAGATATTCAAACCCCTACCACTGTTAGGATTGTCTAAACCTACTAATTGAAATATACATCCATTTGAAAAATGAATGATATTTTTCCAACTATCCGGTGATTGAAAAGGCATTGCAAAACCATATTTATCACCGCATTTTCCAACTACATAATCAACATCCTGATAAATTCCTAAAACTGCCAATCCTTCTTTTGTGCTGGGCAATGTTTTTGATAATATTTGCTGATAAGTACAGCCAACCAAAGAAAATGCAGCGCCTGGCATTTGCTTTACCATTTTCTTCATAAAAAATGCAAGGATAAAAGACTTTCCGGCCCCACGAGACCACTCAAGAAATATCTTTGTTTTTTTAAAAACTGTAACAGCTAAAAAAGCCATTAACTGAATGGCATTTAGTTGAATTTCACGATACTTACTAATCTTCCGTTTCTTCATCTTCCGTTTCCTCTATTTCTTCAGATTCAATATCNTCAATTTCAAAATTGTTGAAATCAATACTGCCNGTTCCAAAATGTTCNGCAATTGCTTCCATCACTATTTTTGGCACNCTGTACTTATCNGGTTTGTCTTCTAATTTGGCCGGATTGAAATTAATAGCATCAACTCTATCAATTTCTAAGTATTTTTCTAATTTGGTAAGTGCCGCAGAAATTGCTAAAGAATTTTTCTGTTTAAAAGCAAGAAGTAAGTTTTTATGTGCATATTCCGCTAAAATAACCAAGCTGGCTTGCCTGTCAGCTTTATGCACGTTGCCAAACAGCCGTTCACTGGCCGAATAATCTTTGTAAGCTTGAGAAAGACTAATTTCAATACCTTTTTGTTTCCATTGCTCAATATAAGCGTTAATTGCCTGTAAGCGAGAATGGAAGTTTAAGCGTAAGGAAAAAAGTGAGAGCCATCGATCTTTAATTTCTTCCTGTTTATCGGTTAAAACAATTTTACCGGGATGTTTATAGTAAGCCCAAATTTTATCAAACGTTGTGTCGTTTAGGTTAATTTGCGGTAGGTTAGACATATTTTCATTTTTAGTACTGTAAAAATGACAATTGTCAAACCCTTAAAATAGGACAGAAAAAAACCACTCGGTTAAGAGTGGTTATTTAATATGAAGTTTTTTTTAAAGGCCTAAGTATCTATATTAATCACTTAGCGATGTAAATATACTAAATATTTAATTTATCTTTAAGTAATTCAAAATGCTCTTCAGCAAACCTTTTATAAATTAAAGGAAACTTTTTTCTATTAAACATAAATTCATCATAAAAGAATTGCAATTCTTTTTTTGTATTAGAATTATCAGCATCAATTAAAATTTCAGAAAATGACCTAATAAATGGTTGTTCAGGTATTGGCGAATTGCCTCTTCCAAATGAAGCTTCATTAATAAATTCAGCACTTATTATTGAACCGTTCTGAAATGTCATTTGATATTTACCCTTATTACCTATTTTCTCATACTGTTTTTTACTAAAAACCGAAAAATCTTCAATACATTTTAAACTATCAGCAAAATAATCTTTGCTTGGCACAAAACCATTAGTCAAATCAGCTATTGAAATACAGGTTTTAATGTGAGATACCGCAGTATTATCTAACCATTGTTGAACTGAGGTTATACCAGAAATTTTAATTATTTGAGATTCTGTTAAGGGCGTCTCCGTACTTAGTTTAAAAATTACTTGACATGCTCTTAACGATTTGGTTATTCCTCCTCCAATTTTAAGCAGGTAAATAAAGGTTTCATAACCATAAGGCCTTAGTTTTTTAAGTTTTCCACTATTATTATTAAAATCCTCTGGAGTACAAAGATGCTTAACCTGTAATTCAAATTGTTTAAATGATTTTGACATAATTGTGAAATTTAAGCTAAATATTAAGTATAAGAATTTTTGCAAAGTAAATACAAGTCGTAAAGTTGGTGTTCTGTTAATTTTTCAAGTTCATCGTCATCCCAAGACCAAGTTCCATAACTACCATTATAAGCGCCACATCGCTTTACTAATGCGTTTTCAAATAAAGAAAAATTCGGAGATATTCCACAAACTAAACTTGTCAATCCTGTTTTATCTAAATCTAATTTCATAATTATTTTAATAAAATTTCAATATAAAGATGATCTTTAAACTTTAGCATATCTTCATGAAAAACCACTATTTTATTTTCATAAGCAGGTACTATTTTGCAGCCAAAAAGCATATGATCAGAAGTAATGAAATAATTAGAGCCCCTTCGATTGTACTCAACTAAGACTTCTCTAAAATACGTTGGCATTGAAATTAAAATTTCTTCAGGTCTAAAACCAAGTTCAAAAACTTCTTTAATTGCCTTATTTACTTGATTAAAAATAAAACCAAGCCTATCGGTAGAATATTCAGCGCTAAAAATTACATTTCCCATAACCTAAAATTGCATTGTTCCTAATTCTTCCAAACACCAAACTAATGATAATTGGTTAATTGTTTCATTGGTTTCCAAATCTTCAATTTCAATTGTATTTCTAAATGGTGCGTACTGTAAAGATATTAAAATTTGATACAAATCATAATCATCTATAGAACCTTTTGGAAACACATTAAAAAGCAAATTTAACAGCTGGTGTGTGGTTAGTTTGTGAGTGGCCTCAAGCAAGGTAGAAGGCTTAAAATTCTCTTTTAAAAATTGGGTAATTTGTGGTGTAGCGTCTATCATAATTTGTAATTATTTAAGTAAATATACTAAAAAAACCACTAATTTAAGTGGCTTTTTAGTTGATAAATTGCAATGTATTTAACATCCGATAAAATTCATTAAAACGAATTTTCAATCGGAAAGTTAAATACAATGCTAAATTTAGGTATGATATTCTACAAATTTTTTAATATCATCTGGTCTGTCTTTTAAGGTAAATGTGAAAGCCAATACATCATTTAAAAAATTCCTTACAACAAGTTTTTCTTCATCGGAGAAAGATTGTTCATCTAAGCACATTAAACTAGAGTGCAGTTTTTTTTGTGGACTATCCAAACAATTTAAATGCATATTAAAGCCTTCAATTAACCAGGCTATTTCTTTTTCAATATTTACGGGTATTTTTTCTTCAGTTTTCATAGTTTTATTTTTTTTGATGGGTTTTAATAAAGTCTAAAATTTGCAATAAACAATCTTGCACTTGCCAAATGCGGCCCTGTGTTTGTTTAAATTCGTATTTACCGGAAGCGTCCTTTAAATCATCATTTAAATGAAGCAATAAACCGCTAAAAGCATCTTGTATAACATCCGATAAATCTTCATATACAATGTTTTCGCTAAAAATTTGGTACAATTTCACCATATTTTCTTCGTCTTTTTTAGCTTCTTTTAAAAAGCCCATAAAAATAGAGAGTTGTAAATTTGCTTCGTAAAATTGCTCAGCAGTGCTTAAATAAACTTCTTTGGTTGGAGCCGAAAGCATTTCAATATACTGTGAAGTATATAAATGGCTGGTTGCTTCGTTTAAAGTACTAATGGTTCTCGATAATGGTAATTTAGTAACGTGGCTAAATTGTTTTTTTAATAGTGTTTGTTCTAGTTCGTTTGTCATGATATTTAAATTTAAAAATAGCAGGAGGTGACCAGCCGAACCAGAACCGAAGTAATGTAAGCTGTCGGGCATTGCTGCTACCGAACTCCTGCCGTATTGTTAAAAAATTGTTTTTGAAAATCATTGTTCTAGTTCGTTTGTCGTTGTAAAGATATAAAAATTATTGTTTAAAAAAATCTTTGAATAAATTTAATTGATTTGTTTGAGCAACTCTCTTTCTATTTTTGGCCGTAATAATTTTAGCTTCATTATTAAAAAACGCTTCAACATTTTCTATTGAAGGATTTAAAATTAAATTCTGCTTTAAAGTAGCTGTTTTACTTTTTAATAAAACTTCTTCCTGCATTGCATCTCTATATTCTTTTAAATAACCAAATGTTATTTTACGAATAGTATTAAAAACCCAAAATCTAAAATTAACATCTAACCAAGCCGCAAAATCCAATGCTATAATTTCGTGCAACCAAGTCCCGTTATTTCTTCCTCCAGATTTTACAATTACTAAATGATTTTTACGCTCTTCAAAACTTAAAATTATGTTTTGGGAAGGATTATTATCCTCGCCAAACTCATTTTCACTATCTGTTAAAACGGTTCCAAACCCAAAAATTTCATTAAAATTTTCATCAGAACAACAAGCTTCAATAAATTTTTCAGTTTGCACTGTTTTTAAATAATCTTTGGCAAGTTTACCAAATAAATTACCCATTTCTGTTGCGTTTATTAAAACGTTGTCATCATCAGGATTAACTAAAAAATGGATTTGAGCTTCTTTGTATAAAAACTCTAAAGTGTTTACTTCTTTTGTTTCTGTTTTTTGATTCATAATATTATATTTTTTGTAATTACTTATCAAATTAAAGCATAATATTTTGATAAAACAAATAAATTAACAAAATAATACGTTTTATTTTTATAAAATAGTATATTTGAACTATGAACGAACGTATATCTCAAGTAATCGTAATTACACTAAATCAAAGATTAATTGCCGTAGACACTAATACGGCTGGTATTCACAGAAAATTTAAAGATGTTGAACCAAACTTTTGGGGATACGACAAGTTGCATAAACTTCTAAAGTCAAATGATTATTTATTATTTACAATAGATAACAAAACTTACCACATAGAAATTTACAGAAACAAATAATAGCTGCTTTTAAAGCATTCTGTTCCCTCCAAATGGAGTAAACTGATCACCTCATTTCTCCCTATCTCTAATTTCCAACAATTTTATAAGGTCCTGGTTTAATTGCATAAGCGTATTATCGCATTTAGCAATATTGCGTTCGTATTTAATTTTAAATTTTTTGGCAATGGCAAAGGTTAATTTTTGGCGAAGCATTGCCAAGCGTTGGTTTTGGCGTGTAATAGATGAGCGAACCGACACTATTTTATCTCTTAATTTTCCTTCAGATAAATTAGAAAAATCGTTTTCCGTAATTTTAGGAACTATTTTATTTTCCAGATAATAATCAATAACACCCCAAGTTTTGTCAACAGCATCAAACAAACTTTCAATTTTTAGGCACAATCGCAAAGCCTTTTCTTGATCATCTTTTGTTTGTGGTTTTAATTTTGGCAATCCATCGGCCCCAAAAACTATATTTCCATTACAGTCTAAAATATTGCCCAGGGCATTAAGTTGAATTTTTAAACTACAGGCAATAGAAAAATCGTTTTTTTGCTGAATATAAACAGGATGTAAGGCAACAGGCAATTCATTAATTCTAAGTTTTCTGTAGTATTTTTCTAAACCTATAGGTTTACTTTCTTCAATAATTTCAGATGTTGAAACACTTAATGTAGGTTGTAATTGTTTTTGAAGTTCGTAACGCAGCTTAATTAAGTTTTGAGGCGTTTCTTTTCGAGACCAGGCTTTTAAAAAATTGGCGTTATGGTTTGGCAGGCTTTGGTATAGTTCCAAACCAATTTTATAATTTTCACCACTTGCAATCCATTCATTTACTGTCATACGGTAAAAGTGATAAATAACAATTGTTATTTTTAGGACACAAAAAAACCACCGGTTAAAGTGGTTTTTAAGGAATCAAAAAAAATAAAAATAACAAAAAAAAACACGAATAATTATACGACTGCCGGTTGCATTGTAATTACACCGGTATAAATTGGGGCGGCAACAATGTTTTTATCAGAAAAAACAAATGTAATACCATTTTCTCCTTCATATTCAGGTGCAATTTTTGGCGTAGCTTCAGTTAATTCAGCAGCATAACGAGCGTGCCCAATTTGGCGATACCTTCCGGTTCCGGCTTCTCTGGCCAAAACTATTAATTGTTCGTTTTTCAACAAACGCAAAGCACCAATTGTTTCTGGGTCCGTTCCGCGAACAACTACCGTTAATTTGTTTTCAAAAACTTTACCGCCTTTTTCACCAAGCATTGCACTTTCCAATCCGTTTTTATCTTGCACCGCTTTAAACTTAGCAAAACCAAAACCTACAGCAAATGTATGATCAGTTGTAATTTCGGCAGCATCTTTTGCGCTAGTGGCAAGGTCCAGTAAAACATCGCCTTCAATTGGCTTAACGCCGGCAATGTTTGTAAATGTTCTGGTAGGAGCCAACAAAATATCAACGTGCGAAAAACCGCCTGTTGGTTCAATGGAAGTTCCTCCAATTTCTTCTAATTTAATATCATGTACAAACTCCATCTTATTTTGAATTTATTTGTTCAACAAAAAATGAATTTCCATAAATAAGGAATTCCATCGCTTCTTTATTCTTCACCAATTCAGCCTGAGAATGAACAACACCTAAAACTTTTAAGTGTTTTGGGGCTTTTTTTGTAAATGAAAATTTACGGCCATCGGTTAAAGTATGTACCGGAAGTTCCTCTTCAACTTCAACTTCAATTTCATTTGCTTCTGTTGAACCCAAAGCAGCTGTTAATTTTTCCAATGCTTCTTCAGCTAATTTTTTAGCTTCAATTGCAGCTTCTAACTCAACTTTTAATGTAATTACATTGGTTTCTAATGAACCTTTGGCTCCTGAAACTTCAACAAATTCATTTTGCAATTCGTCGAAAGCTTTTGCTATGTCTTCTTTAGCTGTTTTTTCTTCAGCTAATAATCCTTCAAGTTTTAAAACTGTAGCTTGAAGTTGATCTAATGAAACATCAGCAACCGTAGTTGCTGATGTTTTTAATGGTTGTTTTGCCATAATATTAAACTATTAATGGTAAGTTTTCAGCATCATAATACAATGCGTTTAAAGCATTGCTTTGTAATCCGGCAACGGCCAAAGCATTAAAGTCGGCAACAAATACTATTTCATTTATTGCAAAATCATAACCTAAATGAAATTCCATAAAGATTTTAAGTACATAATCCTGTACTTGAGTGTCTGTAATTGTAGGCGGATTGTCAATTACATCAATCAATTTTAGCATATTGCCATCGGCAGTTGCAAAAATCACATCATCAGCCAAACCTTCTAAACCAACAAGTTCAAATTTGTAAGTTTCGGTTTTCCCGGTTCTGTCATCACTGTAATTGGTATGATCGCCATATTTTTCAACAACAGCATCGCCGTACATTAATTTCACATTGTCCGAGCAAAAAACTTGTTTTACTTTTTTACGAACTTTTGAAGGTATCGTTCTTTCAAACTGCTTAAACATATCTAAAATGTTTGCAGGTACAATAGCCTCTAAAGGAATGCGGTAAACAGGATTTACAGCATTGGCCAAAGCCAAGCTAATTACTTTTCCAATTCCGTTAACTGAATAACCAAAATTACCGTCGGCAACACCTGCCGATGTATCTCCTATAATTGACAAATCACTTAAATCGTCAATCACTTTTTCCAATAATTCCTGAATTATTAATTTAGAAATTGGTTGCTCTTCAGGAGTTTTTCCCTCAATTTTCAAATCACTTAACCAGGTACCGTAAATTTCATCTACGATTATTGGCAAGTTTACTTTTTGACGGAAGTTTTGTAAAACTTTCGCTCTAAATTGCATTTCTCCCAATGCTTGCCATTCAGCTTTAAAACCTTGTACAACGCGCGACAAGATTTTATGGAATTGAGGATACTTTCCTTTTACTGAGGAAATCTTTTTGCAGTATTTATCTAACTGCACTTCACCGGCATAAACGCCTACAGAAATAACATCTTTGTTATTGTCAATGTAGTCATCTAATTCGGCTTTTACACTTGCTACGCTTATTGTTGGCATAATTTAAAATTGAATTATTGGTTTAACAGTTGTTTTGCATACTCATTGTGAGCATATACTTTTTTCACGGGTGCACCATCTGGAGCATCATCGCCATCACTAATAGCAGCTGTATTTTGTTTGCTTGGTTTTTTAGCAAACTCATTACGTTGGTCATTTAGCAATGTAATTTTTTGGCTTAAACTCATTTCCGGAGTGTGCTCAATTTCTGCATTGTCTAACGCCGCATCAATTACAGTTGCAGTATCGGTTACAGTGGCGTTCACTGTGTCCAAATCACCTTGTAAAGTAGTTGCGTTGGCAGTTGCAGAAGTTAAAGCAGCTTCTAAAGTGATCATTTCACTTTCTTGCATAAAAACACCTTCATCAGTTGCCTGAAAAGGAGTTTCATAACCTAAAGCATTTTGAATGCTTGGAGCCTTAATTTCTTTCATATTTTGGTTGGAATTTTGGGTGTTTACAGGTTCTTTAAAATCAGTAAAATTCATTTTACTGTAATGATTTAAAATATCGGCAGCCGACATATTTGTTAAATCTTCAGGCACATCTGCTTTTTTAGCTTCAATTATTTCATCGAAAAAACCAGCCTCTAAAGCTTCATCTCCAACAAAATAATTGTCTTTAAAATTCAAATAAGTTTTAGCCACTTCATCGGCAGTAATGTTTAATTTGTCTTCTATAATGGTTCCAAGGGCTAAATCGTATTTATCCAATTCATCAGCAGTTTGGCGCATATCCTGTGCGTTTCCCCAAGCAACTGTACTGCCATTATGTACCATAAACATACTATTGCGATAACCGTAAACTTTTTTACCGGCTAAAGCAATTAATGAGGCCATTGAATAGGCAATACCATCTACATAGGTGTAAACAGTTTTTTCAGAATTTTTTAAAACGTTGTAAATTGGAAGTCCTTCACCAATACTTCCGCCTGGTGAATTTATTTTAACGTGAATTGTATCGGCAGTTTTTTCAAGTGCTTGAAAATCTTTAACAAAATTACTTGCTAAGTTTATGTAAGAATTGGTTTCCCAGTCGTAACCGCCAATTACACCATAAATGTAAATAGTGGCTTCTTTGGAAGCTGCATTTTTAACAATATTGTAAAAACCTTTGTAGTTTTTGTTTTTCATCTGTAATATGCTTTAGCACATTACAAACCTATTTTAATACAATAGCTTTAAATAGGACACTTTTATATAGGCTTATAAATTACAGGTTTTTGAGATATTTTACCGGTAATTTTAGCTTCAAATTTTGAAGGGCTTTCAGCTTTTTTGGAGTTGGTTAAATCGTAAAAAAAAGTAAGCGGATAACGAACGCTTCCGTATAGAATAGATGTTCCATCGTATTTATTTGCTTTTATAACTACTTTTTTATGCTGAAAATTATTAAAAATTGTGTCAATTGCAGCATCTAAATACAACACTTCAAATTCACTTGTAATATTAAATAATCTTCCTGAAGTTGTTTTTGTGGTTGAAGAACCAACGGACAAGGTTTCACCAACCGGCATAATTTCAACAGCATCATTATAACCTTTGGTATATTGAAAGCTGGACGCGTTTTCGTTGGTTAAAATGTGAGGACAAAAATTAATATCCTCGAGTGTAATTACTTCTATGCTGTGAAAACCTCCTATTTGTTCTCTTTGCATTAAACTTACTATTTTCATTTAGGACACATATTTATTTTAAATAGTTTAGTCATAAATTAACTAACTAAAGGTTAATGCTTTACGACGCTTTTTTTTTATCAGGTTTTAATTCTGTCATTTGCTCTTCTAAATATCTCATATATTGTCGATATACCGAATCTAATTTTAACTCATCTTCATTTATTTTATAAAATGCCAAAAAATTTCTTAAGCTTCTGGTAACACCGCCACTGCCTGCATTTACAGAATTAATTTGAATAAAATCATACATAAAGTTGCGGAAAATGTTCTCACATTTTTTCTCCAGTTCCGGAAACTTCGTATAATCTACAAAATGACCATTTTGAACGCAAAGTGAGTACGGAATTACAATGGTAAAATAGCTGTTGGTTGTTAATTTAACAGGCTTGCTGTAATCTTTACTCAGTAATTCAATGGCGTTTAAACCAAGCCACGAATTTTTTGAAGCTTTATGTGTTTTTCCAAATTTTTTTAATAGAAATTTTACCACATAGGGTTTCATCGGCACTTTTACTCTTAAAGGTTCTTTGGTGTAGATTAATTCGGCTGCCATTACACGAATATAATACTTATTTAACTATTTTTGGATGAATAATGTAATTATTTCCGTTAAAATAGTATTTGTTTTCAACACCATTTTCAACAGTTTTAAAAGTTTGCTTTTTATCCTTCAATTTTTTAATTAAATTCAAATGATCTTCAGCCGAACCGTCTTTTGATACGCGCTTATAAATTTGAGTTGGTTTTTTTTTGGACCCGCCAACGCTTAATACTGAAATTTCCATATTAAAATGATTTAGTAATTCAAATGTAATGCAGTGGCATTTTTATAAATAGGACATCTTTAAACCACCCGGTAGTTTTTAGGATTTACAACCACCTACCTACCTACTTTTAACCTAATATTACTGATTATCAGTTAAATAAATAAATAGAATCTATTTTTAAAAGGTAGGTACTAGGTAGGTTTCAGTAAAAAAGGTAGGTTTTAGGTTTTTTAAAGTACCTACCTAGTACCTACCTTTTTTATACCTAGTACCTACCTTGTTTTTTTTATTTAAAATCTTAATATATAGTATGTTATATAAATAATATCTATAGTATTAGTATAAAAGTAGGTGAGTAGGTTCTAAAACATTTGTCTTTCCCAAAAAATAAGATTTCGCTCATTACCTTTTACCAGACTTTTTATATTGAGGGGGTACGGGGGACGAGCCAAAAACAAAAATTCCCAAAAGTTGTAAATTGTAGTGAATAGAAAATATATGCAAAAAGACCGCCTACCGGCAGTCTTTTTATCCCACAACGGAATGTTACTTGATTGTTGCATTGAAAATTTAATTACTTAATCATCCTCTTCAAAAACTTCCAATGCTTTTTGGCAAACCCCTCTAACTTCATCTAATCCAATTCCTATTGGATCACCATTTGCAATTATTTCTAACGCCAGGAGCAAAGTGCTTACTTTTTCAACTGACATTTTTTCTTCAACCATTTTGTTAGTCCATTCCATAAGTTACTTTTTAATCCTGGGTGCTTTTTTAAATCGTTTTCCAACACTGTATTTATTGTGTTTTATAATTTGTTTGTCTGAAGCTTTAAATACTTCCACGCTCTCCGTATCCGGATTTGAAAGGAGTGTTTCCATTTCATCTTGATCAAAAGGAACTAAGGCACCATAGCTGCCATCATTGTTTTTTACTTGCATAATTTAGTTTTTAATGTTAAATGCGCCGCAGGTATTGTGGCCACTGGAATCTATAATCATAATTACTTTTACTTTAAATTTTTCTATACTAGTCAAAAATTCTTCCATCATTTTTAGATTACCTCCTTCCAATCCGTTCAGATGTATATTTATTGTTATTTCCATAATTTATTTTTTAATGTTAAATGTCCAGTCCGGGCGGTCGTTATCGTAAATGTTAAACGTAACAGATTCTTTCACTTCTTTTATTTCAGCACATTTTTCACAAAAAAGTCGTGTTGTTCTAAAATAGGTGTCAGAATATCTTGAACCTGAATCCCTCCTTTTTTCTACGTCTAATAATTTAAAAGTATGAGTGTGTGGCATAATTATTTTTTTATGAGTTCTACGTGTGTGCAATCTATATCCGCTCCACCCATCATAGATTTTGTGGTTAAATACATAAAAGTTGGTTTATTGGTATTGGCTATAGCAAAGGCATATCTAAAAATTACCGAGTTTTCATCATCTGGCCAACTTGACGAAAAAATAACATGTTTTACATCCCTAATTTTTAAGGTTCCTTCGTACTGCAAAAAACTATCTTCTTTTATTGAAAATGATGTTCTGTTTTTAATGCCAATTTTACTGATTTTTGTTCCTGGTATAATTTTGGTTTCACCAAAGTACAAAGTTTCTTTAATAAGCTTGTAATGATCTGGATTTGCAATTAAATAGTTTGCCCCATGTTTAACAATAATGTCATAAGTAAAACATCTGCTGCAAAGTTCTTTAGTTACCCAATAACAGGGTTTACCTTGTGCTTCTATACATTGAGAACAATCATTTTCGGTACAACCGCATTTTTTGCATTTCGCTATTATTTCCATAATTATTATTTAAAAGTGTTTTTCAGTTTCTAAGTGAATGCTAGTAAGCAACTCTCTTGTTTTAATGTAAATTTTATCTTTATAGGCGTTAAATTCACCGGCGTTCCATCGCTCGCTTCCAACAGTTGAAGACTTGCATTGGCATTCACTCATTTTTCCGTTTGGAATAGTTTTAATTTCAAAACCTATTGTTTTATTTGAGGTTATAAAAACCTTAATTATTGTGCTGGTGCTCATAAAATTTTTTTTTGATTCCAATTCATTTTAAGTAAGTTTTTTCAAATCGCACTGTATTTAACAACTGATAAAATTGATTCGCTGCGCTACACCAAATTTTAATCATTCAGTTAAATACAATGCTACCATTCAGTTGACCCAACAATACTAAAATAATCACCGCAAACTGAATTGTATAATGATATTTCAGGACATATATCAAAGGTTGAAGTGTCTGTATTAGTAAACATAATTGTTTTAGCGGCTTCCTCTGAAATTTCTTCAACATTCAATATATCTTGAAATCCTTCATATTCTGATTCATAAGATTGTAATAAATGAAGTTGACTTTTTGCTTGTGCAAATTCTGTTTTATCTGTAAATTCTAATTTGAATATCATTTTGTTTATGGTTAATTTTTATATTGAAATACAGTAATAGTAAGATTCTCCAAAATCTTTAAATACAGGATGCAGGTTGTTTTCTATTGCAGGAAAATTTTCCGTTAAATACTGCCAATCCGATTTTAATGTAATTTCATTTAAAGGATGCGCTAAACTAGAAGTAACCAGATTAAATTCCATTACATTAGGGTTTTCAGTGTCAAAAATGATGTTATCTGGGCGTTTTAAAATTTTCATCTTTTATTATTGATTAATTATTAAACACAATGCTTACGTTCTATTATTTTACCAATGAGCAGTACTAAATCTCCCGGAAAAATTTCAACTTCCAAGCCATCTAAATAGTATAAGAAATTGTGAATTTCGTTTACTTCTAAACCTTTAAATTCAGCTATGAAATAAGGGCTGTTTTTTTGGTAGCCGTTTGATATTTTCACAAAATCAAATTGCTTTAATTCACCATCTTTTTTATAGAGCCTTGATAAAATCCATTTTGTGGGTTTCCTAAATTCTTTTTGCTTTTCACCGGTAACCATTGCATCAAAGGCTTGTTTATGTACGGTTAAATAGAGAATTTTATTCTTGAAACTTTGCAAAGCATTTTTGGCCGCTTTTTGCGTTGGGGCTTCAATGATTATTTTTCCCCAACCTCCTTTAAATTCGTGTGCTGTTTTTTTCATTTTTTACATTCTAAGTATTAAATCGGAAGCTTCCAGTTCCGGGTCCTTTTCAATTTCATTCCAACATATTTGATTGATGTATATTTCAAATAAATCTTTAATGGAAAATGCTTGTTGATTTTCTAATGATTCAGATTTTAACCAGACTATAAAGTTGGTAGTGAATTTAATTTTGGTTTCTTTTTTATTGATTATTTGGCTCATTTTTCAAGTAATTTTTTAAATTCTACTATTGTGCAAGCAACAGATAATGGGTGCTCAAATATTTTTTTATTGTCGGCACACCATTTTTTCAATGCATATTCTTCTAAACTTGTTTCTGGCTCAATAGCCAATACACCATTACTCCAAATTGTTGTTTTCATTTTCTACGTTTTTTAATACTGGAACATAGGTTGCTAAATTCCATTCGTTTATGTCTGATTCTACTTTTTTAAGCAATTTGCCAAGCAAATAATCTTGAAACTCCTTATGCTCTTCTTCTGTGAAATTTTCTTTTGAGATGTCCCAATTAACAGCAAAAACAAACTTGCCGTTTATATAGTAACCTCCGGGTCTTTTTCTCGATTCAAATACCATTTCTATTCGTTATAATTGTTTTTGGCTATTAATAATTGTTCATTTCGCAAGTACATGGCCAGTTGTTTCACATCGGTTTCTTGATGGATGCGATAAGGATGTGGCTCAACTTCTCCTTTACTGTTTATAAGCCAATAAGGAACGCCCATGCGTCGTTTCATTACCTTTTCTTTTGGCAAGCCTTCGCCCATATCTTTGTAATAATCTATTTCTTTTAAATCATCGGGTTTGGCAATTACCAACTCAATTTCTACGGTGATTGGATTTGTTTTTAAAACTTTTGCGCTCATGATTGTTAAATTTTAGAATGGTAAATCTTCTTTTTCTGCCGGTTCTTCAGGCATTTTTATTGTGGATTGTTCAGCTTGTGGTTTTACTGTGGATTGATCTTCTAATGATTTTACCGGAGCATCTAAATTCACAATATTTAATAATTTCATTTTTGTGTAATTAAACACGTAACTGGTTGTGTTTTTACCTTCAAATTTCTTTTGTTCACTTTTTCCAATAAAATAGCTTCGGTTTTTAAAATAGTTTCGTAAGGTAGTTTCTCCAATAATATCGGAGCCATCACGTCCGCTTGCTTCCTTTACGTAATCTTGATGTAAACTGCTTAATCGAAGGAATAAAAGTTCATTGCCCTCATAATTATCATAATCAAGATCTTCCTTTCCAACTTTTAATTTGTAAATGGCTTTACTCTCAATTTGAAACTGCAAGCCTTCACGCAAGCGACCATGTTCATGCAGCCATTCCAATATTTTCCAGAATTCACTTACGCCGTTACTGTCGGATATTTGCTCGCTGTTTTCAATAATGGTATTTATGCAAATAGTTTCAAAATCGGCTTCATTAAAAGGAATGCTAATTTTTTCGGCTAAAATTTTATAGGTTACCATGAGTTTTGTGATTCCTTCCAGTACACGTTCCTGATACTCTTTGTCTTTTAATTTTTCTTTTAAATTCCGGGTAACTTGGTTGTAAACTATCGGTAATTGTTTTTCAAAATAATTTCTATGCTCCAGCACTTCTAAAATTAAAGACGAAACTCCTGCATTCATCCAACCAACTAGTTTATTGTATTCATCTTTTTGCTCTGGCGTAAATTTGCTGCTTGGAAACATTAGGGCAATAATCCTGGTCACTAAAGCATTGTCAAAAATTGCAGGAAGCCATTGGCCCATTAAAACAATGGAAGAGTTTATTTTATCGTTGGTTGTGCGTTTATCACCGGTATTCAAGCCTTTTGCACGCCCTAAACCGCCATAACTCCCCATGACGCCCTGTTGTATTTTTGGGTCAACACCTTTGTCGGAATATTCATCACAGGCAATTACAGTATTGTGGCAACGAGAAACCAAGCGTGTAAAACCTACGTGTGTGGCTTGAGAAATATCCAAAGCTTTTAAATCTGTATAAAAGAAGTTTTGCAGAATTTCGCCAAAGGTTGATTTTCCAGAATCTTTTTCGCCAAAGCATCCCAATATTGGAAACGTTTTGTAGTTGGTCATAAAAAGGTCTCTAAAAATTGCGGAAAAAACATAAGCTATTCCAATTTTACCCTTTTCGCCAAAAACGGTAATTAGTTGGTTTTGCCATTCCAATAAAGTTACCGGAGATTTACGGTACACAAAAGACCGGTCATTTTCATACGGATCATCATCTTCCTCATTTTGTTTGTGCATTACAGAAAAGGCCGGCGAATAGTAATTTTCAATTTCATCATTATATTCATCCACAACGTCGGTTTTATTAATGCCTTCAAGCCTAACAATGCCGTATTTGTTTACTTTTGTAAACTGATTATTATAATGAATTCCATCAGCAAAAGCCCAAAAACCATTTTTATTCCAACCCATTGAAAACAATTCTTTGGCCGGTTCAAATTCTCGGTCAAATCTGCCAACAAAGCGTTCAAAATGTTCCGTACGGAAACCGTTTTCAATTTTAAACCGAAAGCCGCCTAACTTATATAATTCTCTTCTAAACCTTCCAAAATCGGCCAACAAACCCGAATCAAAATCTATCAATCTACGTTTGCCTGCATCGTTAATTAATTCAACAATTCGTTTATTTTCTCGTCGGCCTAAAATGTGATAAAGCGGATTGAAAATATAATCTGTTGCTTCAAAAAATTGTCCGTTTGAATTTTCAAAATGATAGGAGCCTTTTATGGAAACAAAACCAAACTCATTGTATTCTTCAGCATCGGCACCAGGAGGCAAATTCTTTTTTGAGGATTTGAATTTACCGGTTTCATTTACACGTTTTTCTGTGGCTTCTTTTTCTAAATTGCCTATTTCAACTTTTAAGGTTCCGGGTGTGTAATCTGTAAGTTTAGAAACCTCTTTTATATATTCGAACCTAACAGCTTCGCGTTTAATTTTAAAAAGGATTTCACATATTTTTTTAAGTGCTGCCGATTTTTTGCGGACATCAATTTTTACCAGATTTTTTATTTCTTGCTGATGGTCTTTTTTAAATTTTTCAACATCGGCCAAAATGGTTTTATTATGAAGCTTTGCCTGTTTAATTTCGGCAGCATCTTCTAAATCATCAACAGAAATAATATCGCCCTCCAAGGCTTTTACATTAATTTTTAAGGATTCATTTAGGTCATCAACTTCGCGCTGATAATTATCACGTACAATGTTTTCTTCAGAAAAAAGCAATTCNGTAATCCAATAAATTCCATCTTTTTTATTTTGNTCAATCCANGCTTCAACATCCTTTTCTTTTCGGCAAAAACTGTCTGGATCTTCNCCCAGCGGCAANCTGCATACATCTATAGTAAACCCATTATCTAATCCAGCNTTTAGGTCNTTTTCGGCAGCAGCTTGTCCGGGCTTATCGGCATCACGCAANACAACAATGTGTTTGCNATATCTGCCCAATAATTTTAAGTGTTGTTCGGTTAANGCAGTTCCCATAGTGGCAACGGTATTGTCGCAAAAATGCTGATGCATTGCAATAACATCGGTATAACCTTCTGTTAAAATGGCAAATCCNTTTCTGCTAATTGCTTCTTTAGCTTGCCATAAACCGTATAAGATTGAAGATTTATCAAAAATATCCGATTCTTTTGAATTTAAATATTTGGCATAATTTACATCAGCTTCATCGTTTGATCGGCGGCCACCAAAACCAACAACTTTACCTCTATGATTATGTATTGGGAAAATGATACGCTTTTTAAAAACATCATAGGTTGCAGATTCTTTGGTGTTTACCAAGCCTAATTTTTTGGCATTTTCAAAATTTCCATTTTCCTGACTGTAATTTGTGATTTGATTTTCAAGCAAACCATACCCAATTTGAAAGTCAATTTGTATTTCATCACTAAAACCACGCTCAACATTAATCATTTCTTTTGCCCAGTGCGTTGGTTCTAATGTGAAAAAATTGTTTCGGTAAATTGCAGCTACTTTTGTGGAAAACTCCTCCATAGTTTCAATCACTATCCGCGAACGTTTCGCCACTTCCGTTTCCTGAATGCGTTCCAAAGCAATGGAATGAATTTTTGCCAGTATTTCAATGGCTTCATAAAAATTAACTTTCTCCTGCTCTTCAATAAAGGTGATGGCATCGCCACCTTTGCCGGAACTAAAGCATTTAAATATTTGTTTGGATTGTGAAACTTTAAAACTTGGTGTGTTTTCTTTAGTAAACGGAGATAAACCCTCGTAACCCGAACCGCATTTTTTCAGGTCTACGTATTTCATTATTGTTTGTACTATGTCGGTGTCTCTTACTTTATCAATAGATTCTTTGGTATACATTAACAAATTGAGATTTGGAGTGAGTAATTCATTTTTTGAAGTTCTTTTAAGGCATTTACTGTTTTTCTGGCATATTGATCTTCCGAGAAATTATGCGGCAGTTTTACAAGCTTTGTTTTAACATCGTATTCAAAATTATTTTTAATGATTTGATGTAATTGATACCTGCGATTTTGTTGTTTTTTACACATTTTCAACAGGATTAAACTTGTTTATTTCGGCAGTAAACTCGCTAATTTTTTCATTGTAAAAATTTCTTAAAAGCGATCGGTTTTCTTCAAAATCTAAATAACTATTGTCTATTTCTAAAGCAACCAGCTGGGCTTTGTATTTATCTAAATTATACTGTAATTGATCTATTGTTAAGGTTGATTTTGACATATTTTTATATTTTAAGTATTCATATTTTAATCTGGCCATTTTTAAAACTCTTATCATTTCAAAAGGAGTGTAACCCGCCTGTTTAAGTTCTTTTATAAACCTATCAGCAATCAATTCAATTTTCACACTAGAATCAATTTGAATGTCAATTTTGCGATGAATCTGGGTTTTCATAACTATACTACTTGTTGTTTAACTGCTTTTATCATATACGCTACTTTTGTTTGCACGCCGGTATTGCGGTACATTTTATTTTTAATGTCATTTAAGTAAGATTCTGAAAGGTGTAATAACCTGGCAATTGTTTTATCAGGAACATCATCAAAAAACATATCGGTAATAAACAGTTCTCTTTGATCAAGCACGTAGCCATCAATAGTTATGTTTTTGCAGTTCCAAAGTAGGCTAGGGCAGTTTTGGGTATCTCTAAAATTATCAGGAAACGATAATTTTCCATTGGCTATATCTGGCCTTGTATCCAAATTGCCATACATATAGTAAGTAAATAGTTCTAATTGCCGGGGAAACGAAGATGTAATATTGCTTAAAAAGGCTATGGCTTTAGGCCATTTTAAATATTCCTCTTTAATTAATTGCAAATATTCGCTTGGTAAATCGGAAAAATAATGATTGCTTCCATTTTGAAGCCATAATACTTGCTTGGTTTTTTTTATGCCCACAAATTCAATATTAGAATCGTTTGGCATAACGCCTGCAACTATTTGGTCTAGTTGCAAATAATTGGTACTTTTGTTGAAATTGTTAATCATAGTTGTAAATTTTAGTGATTAGTGATTTTTATAAACCTGGAGTGTCCGCTTCGGGTTTATTTTTTTTCTCGGGTGTTGTAATTGCAAACACAATTAAGGTTGAAATAAGGCAGCTGGTAAAATCTAACTTCAATATAAAAAATAAATAAGCGTTAAAAATTACAGTTGCAATGCGTGCGAATAAAAATATTTTCCTCATCAGTTTAGAATTAGTGACATTTGAATGAAAAAAGCCAGTGCTATAAATGCTGCGGCTATTAAAAATGCTTTTAAATCGTTTCTCATTTTGTTTGTTGGTTTTAAAAAACTACTCTCGAAAATCTCTTAACGAGAGTAGAAAATTGCTATGAAAAAGATGGTAGTTTTAACCCTCCATACTACCAAAGATTTTAAATGCTGTTGTGTATTTTATTTTTTGTTTGAAAAATCAAGTTTAACTTGATTTATTTGTGCTTTTATAGCCTTTTGCCTTGCTATATTTGAAGTTTTCATAAGTTTTTGTATTTGAGTGTACTTGTAAAATAAAGGGTCGTTTAATAACTCAAATTCCAAATCTTCAAGTTCTTTTTCATATTTTAAATTATCAATTACCGCTTGGTTGTGTTGTTTGTAGTGGCCAAATAAAAGATCATCAATGGTATCAATAATCCAAATCTGGAAATCAACATCTAACCAAAAAGCAAAATACATCGCCAATTTCCTATGCATAAAAGTGGCTTTATTGGTTCCATAAATAAGATCTTTATAAGTAATTTGTTCCCTCACATCTGAGGGTTCAAACTTGCTATTTTCTGACCTTAAAAGAGCATCAATAAAATCAGAAGTCCCTTCCAATCTTGTAAAATTGTCAATTTGCTTATTAAATGCTTTTGCCATTTCTGTGGCGTTAATCATTACGTTATCATTTTTAGGATTCACTAAAAAATGAATGGCGTTTTCCTGATAAATAAATTCAATTGCTTTCATACGCGTTATTTTAAAATTGTATTTTTTTGTTTTGTTAAATTATTTACAAATTCTTTTTGCCTTTTTGTGGCTTCAATAATGGCAGATTCAATTTCGAAGTTTTCAGAATTTCCGTTAAAAACCTGTCTAATCATTCCATCACTATAAGCTTTACCCGAACCGTCTATAATGTTACGTTCGTTTAACACTTCCTTAATTTGGGATACATATCTGTGTCCCAAAATCATTTTAAACTTTAATTTTTCATCGGTTGATATCATAGAAATCTACGTTTTGTTGGTATTTAATTTATTGTTAACTTGCTAACAGTAATTGTTTTTTTAATAATGTAAATATAGATATAAATATATCTAATTTCCAAATAAATGGATAGAAAAAAAACTAATATAAAAGAAAGAACGCTTCAAGTAGCTAAAAACAAAGGGATTAGCTACGAATTATTTTTTAGTGAACTAGGCCTTAGTTACTCAAATTTCAAAGGAAAACAAAAAGAATCATCTTTAAATTCGGATTCTATAGTTAGAATTATAACTAAACATCCTGAAATAGATTTATACTGGTTTGTCACAGGAATTGAGCAAACACCACCAAAACAGGTTATAAACGAGCCAGCAGAAACCTACGCAACAACTTGCAATTTATGTGTGGAAAAAGAAAAGCGCATAAAACTTCTTGAAATCCAAAACGAAGAACTAAAACAAGACAAGCAAGATTTCAAAAATTTGCTTGGTTTAAAAAACGATAAAACCGCTTAGGGTAGCATATAAAAACAAACATTTAGAAATTAGATTGTTATGAATAATAAAGATTTAACAATTGAAATAGAAATTACAGAAAATGAAAATACCGATTTGTCTGAGTGGCTTGATAAACAAGACAATTAAGACATTTAAACCGGTTCAAAATTGGTTCATATATAAAAAAATAACACAGTTTTTAATATTGATTATCAACGAATTAAAATTTAAAAATAGGCTTTAAAGAGTTCGAGTCTCTCCGCCCGCACTTAGAAAAAGCCTATAAACATTGAGTTTATAGGCTTTCCTCTTAAAAAGTGGTTCAAATTTGGTTCAAATAGATTATTAATATTTTACAACTGACAACTCAGATGTAAAAAAAAAATGTCTAAACTTCAAAATTCACAAAAAGCAACAGTATTTATTGACTATATCCCTGCGGAACTCCACGAAAATAAGGTGTGGCGCATTGTTTTTTATGTGAAAAATCCTATTACCGGAAAATTAGAAAGAAAACATCCCAGAGTAAAACCTTTAAAAAGTATTGTTGAACGTAGAAAATTAGCCAAAAGAATGATTTTGGAGATTAATAAGCGTTTAGAAAGTGGCTGGAATCCTTTTTATGCCAATAAAGGAACTAAGGAGCTGACAAAATTTACCGATACGCTCAAAATTTATATCAAACGTGTTAAAACTGAGTATGATGACGACAATTTGAGGTGGGATACCTTTAAAACTTACAAATCTCAAATTAACATTCTCGAAAATTATTTAATAGAAACCAAGCAACAAGATATGTTGGCTTATAAATTTGATGTCGATTTTATTGGGGCTTATCTTGACAATGCNCGNTANGAAAATGGNGTTTCGGCAAGAACTCGAGACAACTACCTTTCTTTTTTGGGTACGTTGAGTGCTTTTTTACTTGAAAAAAAATATATTACTGCAAATCCAACAACGGTATTTAGCAAAATAAATAAAAAGGAAAAAAAGCGCGTTTTAATTCCAGAAAATTTAAAAACTATCATTTTTGATTATTGGGAACAAAAAAACATCCATTATTTAACTTTGTGTATGGTATGCTATTACTGCTTAATTAGGCGAACTGAAATTACAAAATTGAGAGTTTCAAGCGTTTCTTTAATAAATTCTACTATTTGGATTGACTCGATGGACTCAAAAAATAGAAAAAATCAAGCCATTACAATACCTAATGAATTGATTCCCTTTTTAATTGAGCATTTAAAAACAGCAAAGCAAACAGACTTTTTATTTTCATCTGAAAACTTTTGTCCTGGTCCTATAAAAATTCATCCGGATAGAATTACAAAAAGCTGGGCGAAAATGAGAACCGAACTTTCTATTAATAAAAATGTAGACTGGTATAGTTTAAAAGATAGTGGCATTACTGATTTGTTACGGGCCGGTGTCCCTTTAATTTCAGTTAGAGATCAGGCTAGGCATTACAGTTCTGCACAAACCGACACTTACACACCGAAAGATTTGAAAGTAGCCGATAAAAATATACAAAAATCAACAGTTAAATTTTCAAATTAAGGCATACTGTGGGTTTCAATATCTACCTCGTATAAATCTTCGTCTATTTGGGTTTTGCTCATACTTTTTACAATATGATAAAGGCCATAAGCCCAAACTTTCTTTTTTATTTTTTGTAATTTTTCTGAAAACATTTTAAATGTCCATTCATAATTAATGGCATTGATTCTAAAACCAAACCATTTTATATAGTGTTTTTGATGTATTGCAGGAATAAGCACAGGTGTAATATCTTTGGTTAAATTTAAACCATCAGCGTTTAATCCATCGTAAAGCACCGTATATATTTTTGAGTTTCCACCATGGTCAAAAGCAAAAGCGGTTTCAATTAAATCAATACTTTTTTGAGGTAGCGGTGCGGCATCAATAATAATTGTATTGGTTTTACTTGTAACATTTTTATCTGAAGCTTCAAAACCAGCTTTATTTTGAAATATCATGTCATATTTATAATATTCAGAATCTACATCGGCAAATTTTAGCAAAAAGGAAACATCATTGTTGAATGTTTTTGCAGGCTCTAAAACTTCAAAATTGCTTAAATTTTCTGCATCATTGTAATTAATTTCATTTTCAATAAAATTCATATAAATATCCTTGCCAACAATATTCAAATCAATATTAGACCAATTTTTTAGGATGGAAACATATTTCCCGAAAGTCATATCCGGCACCACATTTTTTAAATTAACTTCATTATTTAAACGTATTTCAGAAGGCGCATTTTCTAAAACCCTTTCTATTTTAAGATTGAATATTACACCTTCAAGCCCATCAAGAGAACTGATTGCCTCAAACAATAATAATTGTCCTGAAACATCTGCATTTGTGTCAAAAGTAATGTCAATGTTATACACTTTTGTTAAACTGTCAATATTCCCCCCTGAAAATAATGTAATGCCCTTATATTTAATTGATGCATTAGAGAATGTCCACGTCCAAGTCTCCATGTTAAAAATAGAATGGCAAGTCGCGGTACCTGTTATTTTATAAGTGTTGGAAGATAAAATGTCGTGTGTGTTATTGTAAAAGCCAGAAGCACCTAATGTTGAAGAATATTCTGATTTCAACACTAAAAAATCTACAATATTTCCACGCACTTCAAAATAATCAATATCGGAAACCAAGCAACGCTTTTTAAATATTTCATCGGTTGTTACATCGCCTTTTAAAGTATAGCCGGCATCTAAAAAACCAGCCGTTAAAATATGTAAATCGTAAGGAAATGGCTGTATAATATTGCGATTGGCAAAATCTTCTACCAAATAAGTATTCACCAAAAATTCACCGGCTTTATAGTTGTTAATTATTTTTTGAAAAGTTGACCATGTAACATCTGTTGTATCGTATTTATCGGTATGAATTTGCGGATAGTTGTAATTTACGGCTGGCCAAGTTTGCGGAATAATGGTTTTAGCGTGTGCATAAATATCTGCAATTGCCGTTACTTCCAAAGGCAGTTCCGCTAACTTTTTATCCCAGTTTGGTAATTCATCAAAACCGTAACGAATTTTTGCATTTAGAATTAATCCTTTTTGAGAATTTATTTCTAAAACAGCAGTTTCAATCTTATTGCCTTCGACATATAAAACCTCAAAATAAGTTTCTAACACCACATTGTTATCATCCAATAAATTCCCGAAAACTTTAATTAATGCTTCAATTAATTTAATGTCAAAAGGAAAAGAATATTTTGTAAAAAACTGGTCGCTAAACCAATGATTTTCTTCAACCGTTGTAATTTCAAAAGGAGTTAAATCTAATTCAAAACTAGAATATATAATTTTGTGCATTGTAAGTTGAATTAATTTTAAACTCTAAATCGTATTGAAAAGATTCTCTTTTGCTGTCAATGGCTGTATTTTTTTTAGAAATCGGAACCAATTCAGCCACTACGGTTGCTCTTTTTAATAACCAGGCTTTTTTTCCGTCTAACAAACTATCTATTGTTATAAAATCGGTTTCCAAAACCCAACCCGTATTTATTTGTAAACTGTTGGACTTAGTTGTTTTGATAACTTCAAGCACTTCAATTAAATTACGCTTGTATTTATGTGTAATTTGATCATAATCTAAAGGAAAAGAAAAATCTCCGGTGCATTCTAACGATTCCAATAATTTGAATTCATTCACAAACAAAATAATGTTCGACAACAGCTCATTGTCATTAATTTCGAAAGTTTTGGAAATTAAGGTATCCTTAATTGAAAGTTTAAAAATATCGCCCGGTAAGGCTCCGTAAAACCAAACTTTTACCGTTTTTGTAAAAACATTATCGGTTGCTGTAGCTGCTATTATTTCAGAATCCACAACAACATCATTTTTTAAAATTTCGAAAGTATGATTTCCATTTGGCAACAAAAAACTGGCAGAAATATAACCTACAGGCGTAACTCTTGAAGCATTAGCATTTAATGACAACAAGGCTTTGTTTCCATCCATTAAAGCAGGTAACGGCCCTGCAATAAATTTAATATTGGCCATTACTTCAGAAGAAACAACGGTGACTAGATCTTCAAAATCAAATTCTTTAATCGTAATATCAACCAAAGCGGTTTTATATTGCAATTGCTGAGAATTTAAGCTTTTAATGTTGCTTAAATTTCTGTGAATAATTTCTCCAACACTAAAAATGCGTTTTTTATTAAAAAGCGGTAGTTTGTAATTTAAGGTTTCAGTTTGCTGAACGGCATCGTAAAAATTATAGTATTTAATAACCAACTGCAACGTAAAATAAGTGTTTTCATTTAGGGTTGAAATGTCTAAAAACTTAGAATCATCAAGCGTAAAAGCAAAATCGGCGGTATTGTATGGAATAAAACTCATTATACTTTATTTGTGTTTCTTAATTTGTTGTAATCATTAATACCGTCTTGAAGTAATTTCATAGACTTTAAATCTTTGTTAGACATAATCGCCAATATTCCGTTTACTTTCAAATATTCTAATAATTCAGAATTTTTATTTATGGCATTGATTAAAGCTTGATCATAATTTGATACTGGAGCAGTTGAAGTTTCTGCCACAAATGAAGGTGCAGAATTGGCGGCGGAACTTACACTGCCACCATTAAAGTAACCACGTGTAATTCTTTGCCTTTCGGCTTCTAAATAAGCGAAGTTTGCGGCATACTTTGGGTTTTGCGTCATTATTTTAGGACCTACCCATTCTTCTTCATGAACGTTACCAACCACTTTGCCATATTGATCATACCCAACGGCTTGGTTACCTGTTGGACCACCATAGAAAAAGGAAGGTGTTTTTATTTTCTTTGTAGCACCAGCGGCACCTTTTATGGCTGATATAATACCAACTGCTTGTGCGGCAAAAGCAATTAATAAAGGAATGTTTTGAGGAAATCCTACTTTAGCTGTTTTGGCGGTGCCTTCAGCAACTGCGACTGTGGTTCCAGCAACTGCAACAGCGGCATCAGTTTGTAAGACACCTAATTTAATTAATATTTCTTTTGCAGCTAAAATGCCTTTAATAGCCAAAAGAGCCTGACCAACACGTGTTTCTCTACCAGCTAAATCAACAGCCCCATTAAAAATATCTTCCTGTAATTGCTTTTTAGCTTTTGCGAGATCTTCTGATTTTTTAAACTCTTCTTTTTGAAATTTATCTTTTATTTTTTGAAGCGCAAACCCTTTAGCTTTTTCAATAAGTACTTCGAGTTCTGCTTTTTCTTCAAGTGTTAATTTTAAATTTTCTAGCTCTAATTGTTGTTTTTCATAATCTTGTTCTGCTTTTAAAAGTTCTGCAGCAAGGTCTTCTTCTTCTTTAGCTATGGCAATTTCATTTAAAAGTACCTTTTTTCGGGATTCAAAATCGGCAAGCCTTTGTAATTCAATTTCTTCATCTTTTAGTTTGCCTTCGTCAATTTTAATTTTATGTTCGGCCTCAATATTGTCTAATAATTCTTTTTTTGCGCCTAAAGCTATGGCAGCATTAATAGCTTCATCGCGTGCCAATTGCGCTTTTGCTTCATTGGTTACGGCTAGGCGCTGTAATTTTTCTTTTTCATATTTATTTTCTAATTCGGTCAGTTTGTCCTGGGCGGCTTTGGCGGCTTTTATTTTTGGGTCTTCACTTTTTGTTCCTGTTGGCGTTGTTGGCGTTCCCGGTGTTGTTGGCACGCCAGCGCCTAAATTTGGATTTTCAAAGGCATTTATTTTATTGTTTGCTTCAGAAATAATGGTATTGTATGCGGCAATTTCTTTGGTTAATTTTTCTTTATTTTCTTTCATATCCTTCGGAGAAACACCACTAAAATTTAGCGCCCAAGGATTGTGTGCTGCCATTGCAGCTTCATTTTCATCATAAGATTTTTTAAGCGTGGATAAAGTGTTTCTTGCAGCTTCTTTTACTGATTTTGCCACTTCAGCATCATTTCCTGTTCCGGCTAAATTGTTAAACCTTTCAGCAAATGATTTAACTCCTTTTGCAGAGCCTTCACCAGCAGCTTTTTCATACAATTCATCCCAAGACGAATTTAGCCTGGTTAAACCTGTTAATGCACTTGAAGCGCCATCAATCCAAAATTTAAAGAAGTTTGAAACCGCTCCACCGCCAGTACTTACGGATAGTATTAAACTATCATATTTACTGGCTAAAAGGTCAGATTTTCCCTGAACTGTATCCATTTTAATGGCGGCTTGTTCTGAAGCAACACCAACTTCTCCCATTTTTGAAGTTAGTTCGGCAAGTCTGTCGGTATGGCCAAGAACATTTAAAGCAGCTGTGGCGTTTTCAATTCCAAAAACTTTTACAATATTGGCGTTATCTTGCAATAATGGTTTTAAAGCTTCTAATTTTTGCTGAACAGGAATGGATTTGTCTTTTAAAAATTCCATATCAATTCCCAATTCCTTGAAAATTTCCTGTGCTTCTTTAGGAAGCGCATCCGGAGCAGAAATTTTTAAAAGGATGTTTCTTAATTTGGTGCCAGCTTCAGCGCCTTTTTCACCGTTTTCGGCCATTAATTGAATTAAGCCAACACTTTCTTTAATATCAATATTTGAAGTACGTGCAACGGCTCCAAATTTTAATAAAGATTCTGTTTCATTTTCAATTTCGGCCGCTCCATATTTAGCACCGGCCGCCAAAGCATCTACAAAAGGAATTGCATTACTTGCATCAACACCATATTGATTCATAGCATCGGTTAAAGCGGTGGCCGCTTTTGGCAATTCCATCCCGGAGGCTTGCGCCAATATAAGCGTAGCTTCCGTAACGGCATTTAATGCTTTTACATCTTCCAATAATTCGGGTTTGGCTGATGCTATTAATTTGTAGGCTTCAACAACAGCAATAGCGCCGCCTTTTGTTTTTGCGCCTAAATCTATTGCCTGTTTTTTTAAGTATTCTAAATCATCGCCAGTTGCACCGGTAATTGCTTTTAAATCGGCAATACCTTGTTCAAAATCGTTAATTGTTTTGGATGCGCCTCTTAGCGCGGCCATTGCGCCGGTAACAAGTGCACCTATTGAAAATGCAGCTAAAAACCCGGAAGCGATGGGTCCGAGTTTGGCTTTCATTTTATCTAATAAACCGGTAGTTACCATTAATTTCGGTATTAATGTCGGCATATCTCTTTTTGGTTTCTATTAAATCTTTATTTAAACGCGCTCTGTCAGCTGGGTCTGTAGCTTCTCTAATTTCACGCTTTAGCTTGCCAATTTCACGCCCAATTCCTCCAAGGCTGTCATTAACTTCTTTGTCATTTATCCAAATGGATATTTTCCTTTTAATATCTTCCTCTGCCATTGCTTTAGAAATTTATTGTTGCTGTTATTTGGTCGGCTCTTATGTCACCAATTTCGTTGGCCAAACCATTTAAAATGGCTATTTGCTTTAAATCTGATAAGTGATTTTTGGTTTCTAAGCTTAATTTTCTCCTGTTGGATCGGATTCCTTCAAAACCGTAATGATGTATAAAAGAGTGTTTTGGAGATTCTAAAACCAAGCGTTGTAAGCGGCCATCTTTCATTTTAGCAACTACTTTGGTTTTTAATGCCAATGTTGAAAATGAAGATGATTCTTGCTGAATAGCGAAACGAATAGCGCCTTGCAGTAAACCAGCGTACTTATCGCCGATTTGTTTTTCTATTGAAGTTAGATTTTCGTTTGCCATAATAACTGCAAGTTACTTGTGGCGCACAGCTAAAAATAGGACAAAAAAAAACCACTCGATTGAGTGGTTTTAATATCTGAAAAAGTTGGATGTTTAATTAAATCGACCGGACAATGTAGCCTCTGAATAATCTCCAGTACTCGTTGTTTCATCAACTAATATTCCATTAAAATAAACTTCAACAGTAATACTTGAAGATTCATTTAGTGATTTGGCCGAAACATAAAAAGATTCATTGGGAGTCCCTTCATACTCAAATTCCCAATTGGATGACGATACATCTATACTTTTTTTAGTTCTGGTCCCTGCTAAATAAAGCACATTAAAACCGGGTTCACTGCAACTAACATTGTATGTTACAATTGACGAATCATCTGGAATACAGCTACTAAAAAGAAAAAAAGAGACTAAAAGAATTGTAATAATATTTTTCATGATATTTTTTAAATTAATTACCGTAAATATACATAAGTAAACAACAAAAACCACTCAATCGAGTGGTTTTTTAAATCCAAGTAATGGCACTATGTATAGAGAAAGGGTATGGGTTGCTTATAGGGGTAACTCTGGTAAAAATGAATTTTAGCAGTGCGTTTTAGCTTGTAATTGCTTGCATAATTATGTAAAAATTGTGAATCGTAAATTTCTAAATAATTGGGTTGCAGCTTTAATTGAACAGGCATAACAGCAACATTTTTAATTATAAATAAATTATGCTGCCAACCAACATCAATTGCCGTACTTATTTGAATTGCTTCAAAATTTACAATTGCTGTTTGTTCTAAAACTGGTGTTGCTTTAGAAATTTCGATTTTTTGGACGTTCTTATGGCCAACATCGGGAAAAGCCATACCACTTGTTGAAATCATCAACATAATGAGCGTGAGAAATAAAAAGATTTTTTTCATTTTAATAAATTACTTATTTTAAGAGATGACTAAAGTATTACACCACTAAAAATTAAAATAGGACACTTTTAAAATTAAGTCCATTTTGTTGGATCAACTTCTAAAATGAATTTAGGATTTAGCGTAAACTCGCATCTATAGCCATATAAATAGCCGGTTGTTACCGGGCCAATTTTTGTGAATGAAAATGAAAGTTTGTTTAAAATAGAATACCAGTCGTTTTTTGCAGTATTTTCCAGAAATGGTATTGCTGAAAACTCAATAATTTTTCGTGCTATTTCAATGGCGATGTTTAAACAATGATTTAATACTAAATTTTGTGCAGCTTCGTCGGTAACATCTGAAGTATCTACACCTTCCATTCCTAAAATATTGAAAGCACACATATAATTTAACAACAAATTACTTTCGGTGTTGCTGGGTACCAATTGAGGGCTTTCATAAGTCATTAAAGTAAAAACGGTGTTATCCCTTACATTGCCGTCGAACTCTTTAAGGTTCCATCGGTAATTTGTTTTTATATCAACGTGAGAATCGCCTAATTCTTTTAATTTATTGATAATATCATCAAAGGTTAGCTGTGTCATTTTTTGGTTTCTTTAGGAATATTTTTTAATGCAATTTCATACCCATCTAAAAAGGTATATAAATTGGTTGTAAAAGTTTTATCATAATCTCCAAAAAGTTTGCCCGAAAAACTTAAAATAATATCAGAAAAACCACTTGAAGAAGGTATTTTTAATTCTGTTTTTGCTTCTGTTTTTTTATTTGGAAAAATATGTTTGTATTTAGGGTTTGTTGTAATGGCATCGCGGCAGCCTTTATAGCTTAACAGGCAGGCATACACATATTTTTTAGGAACATTTTGAATGGCAGCCACATAGTTTTCTAAATTTTCTTTTCGAAATACAGGGCGTGTTGACAAGCCTTTTTCTATGTATAAAACTGCAAATAAGTAAATTAAATAGCTTTGGCCGTAGTTTGCATCGGCATTTTTACAATTACGTAAATAACCAAGGTATAAATCTTCACAAAGCGAAAACTCCCCAATACTTAAATTGGTTAACCTATCAGCCGGGGCATAATATTTAATGGCTTTTTTATACCATTTGGTTCTAATTTTTACTGAAGGAATAAACCTGGTTAAATTTTGAGATTCGTAAATAAAACCATAGTATTTTTTAATTTTAGTTAGTGGAACATTTTTAAACAATAAAATAATCTTACCAATTAACCATGGCTTGTACCATTTGTGGTTAACCATAATTTTAAGCAAATTATAATCGAACAAAAAGGCTTCTTTTGGCGAAAAAAATAAAACAGCCGCTTTTAATAATTGACTATCGCTTAATCTGTTCCAGCTAATTGGGATGTCAAATTTTATTTTCATTTTTGGCGAAGTTTTGCAATTACATTTTTAATGCGTAGAAAAATTTTAAACTTTCTGTTTAAATACCAGCCACCGGCAACAATACCAATAATCGCAGTTAGCCATAAATAAAATGAAAATGAAGGTCCGGTTTGTTTGCCTTCTTTTTTTAGGATTTTGGCAGTTTCTTTTTTGGTTTCTTCTTTTTTTACGGACACATTACTGTCCGTTGTTTTTTTTGAAGCTTCGTTGCTGGCAGTTTTTGATTGGGTTGATTTTTCTTTGTTATTGATAATGGCTTTACCGGTGCCGGTATAAATGGTTCCTGAAAGTATTTTACCGTTTTCGCCGATTTTAATCACTTTTAGGCTGTCGCCTGCTTTGCCGTTATATTCAATGATTTCTTCTTTTTCGGTTTCGTTGGCGGCAGCTTCTTCTACTTTCTTTTTTTCGGTGAAAACTTTGGAACTATTAACACTATCTAATTTGCGTTTTGTTTCAATTTCTGTTTTTGTTTTTTCGAGTTGCTTTTTTTTGCTTACGCAGGAAATGGACAAAGTTGACAGTAAAATAATTGCTAAAAATTTTATATATAGTTTCATAATTAATTATTTCAAATTTTAGTTACCCATCCAACCGCCATTAGTAAACCCTTTAATAAGCCACCATAAAAAAGCCACGAAAAGAATTAAAATTGCCGATACTATTATTAAAGCTATTTTCATAATTCACTTATAAGTTAATTATTAAAGGTTTTTCATAGGTATTCATATAGCCAACGTGAACCCATTTACGGGTATCTTTAAAGTTTTCGAGGGTGTTAAATTTCTTTAATTTGCCGGCTTTTATTAAATCGATAATGAAATTGTACAATTCTTCTAATTTTCCGTTAACAGGCTCTAAATCGAAAGTTGTGCCTTGTTTGTGAGTTGAATATATGGAGCCGTCGCCATCATTTGGAGGCCGTAAACCNCGNGAATCTAAACCAAGGCTTAACCTATTTACGTAAATGCCGGAGTTATGTACTTTAAACCACTCGTCGCGTATAGTTTGTAAATCGTGCAGGCAATCGGCATCCAATCTTCTCCAACAATTTGTTTCACCAATGGCTTTTATAATTTTTGGATGGACTAATTCTGATAAAATATAGTTTGTTGGTTTGTACATTACTCATTAATTTTAGATTTCCCTTTTTTAAACAGATCAACAATTTTGTTGAATTTTTCCACAACATCAAATCCAAGTTTTTTAGCGTTTTCGAATACAATAGAATAAATTTCGACGGTTATCCAAAAGAGAATAACTATTAATGTGATGGTGAAATCTAATTTTGAAATTGAAAATTGAAAAGTGTTTAACATTAAAATTTTGTGTAGAAACCAGGCCATTAAAATAGTGGAGCTGTACAACAAAAATTTAACGCCCGATTTTTTTAAGCCTTCCGATGAAATTAAATTTTGTTTTTTTAATTCAGGTTTTGTTTTTTCAAGTTCTTTTTTAGTATTCCACGAAACTAAAACCCCTGTTATAAAATCACCTATCATTAACATTCCTAAAAATATGCCCATTAGCGTGTTGGTTGAAAATATAGGCATTGCGATAACTAAAGGTGATACTAATATAATTCCGTTTTTGGAAAATAGTGTTTTTAAAACCACAATAGCCTTTTGTGCGTATGGCACCAATAGTGTGAGGAATATTTTCATAATTGTGAACATTTGTTAGTGGGTTTGGTTATTACTTTGTGTTTAATTATTATAGTACGAACTGTCAGTACCGTCTGCCTTATGGTTGTTTTTTAATCTTAAATCGCTGGTATTACCATTATAATTTTGATAAATAGAACCGCCAAAAAATATAAAATTTGTAACCAAAATCATTCCGCCACTAACAAAATTTCCTTCTGCGTAAATATTTGGGTTTCCCTCACCACTATTAAATACAATTCCTTTTGAGTTTTTAATATAAATATCACCGTACCAATGCTGACAAGCTGAAAACACTTCACCTGCCGATAAACTATCCAAACAAATTCCATACAAAGTATCGTGATTAAATGTGCAACCAACAAAAGAGCCGTGAGAGTTATTAAGTCCATCTGTCATAACCAATCCAACTCTATTTTTATCAAAATGGTTATTTGAAAATATATTGTTGCCACTATCGCACCTTAACCCTATTTGAGCAAGAGTAAACGAATTGCCTACATAAGATGAGTACTCTGCTTCGCTTTCAAGTTTTAAATTACAATAATTGTCGTGAAAGTAATTGTCTGTTACTTTAATTCCGTATTCATAAACTTTTCCACAAAGTAAATCATTCATTCCATAGGCATCAAAACCTGAAATGTCGCATCCACTTATATTTACTCTTTCAGATGCGTTTAAATAAATACCTGTTTTCGTGCCTTTATTCACTTCATTAATAGCATCAGAATAACTATCAACAACACCAGCTAACGGACCATTGTGGGCACCCCCTAAAACAGTATTCGCGCCAACTCCTTTTATTGTCAAATCTTTTAATGAAACATCTGTT